GAGGCACTTGTGGAACCGCTTGAGTTACATATTGCGGATACTGAGGCACTTGTGGAACCGCTTGAGTTACATATTGCGGATACTGAGGCACTTGTGGAACCGCTTGAGTTACATATTGCGGTTCGTAATATTGATAATACTGGGGCGCTGGTGCGGATGACATAGCAGGTACTTGTGGATATCCGTAGTATCCACGGGGTGTTTCTACCACGGGGGTTGATTGAGTCGCTTGGGTCGTTTCGGGTCTGGTCATTTTTATTATAGATATATATAGTATCATCTATTTATATAACTTTTCAATTATAATAGACATTTATCCTTTTTAACTAATTCTTCCGCGTTCGGCGTAAAGTTGTTATTGCTAATATCAACATCTTCGGGGATATTTTCTTCTAATAGTTTTTTATACATGATAGCTTCAATCTCGCTGTTCATATAACTATCACTGACATTAAAGGTGTTTTCGCTACTATTCTTAGTATCGCTTTCTACTGTTCCATATTGCGAAGGAATAAATTGTTGGTATGTGTTGGTATTTAATTTATCAAAGGATGTGTAAGGGTAGATAACAATGTTATCCTCAGACACAACCCCGACAATTTTCGCAAGTATCACATTTATTATACTACCGTTGGTGATTACAACGAGTTTAACGTGTTTTCCCTGAAACTTGCCTGCGCGATATAGTATCATATCCATATCAAACATATAGTATGACGTGTATATACTGTGCGTTCTATAGCGTAACATAATATCGTGCACAACTTGCATCTTCTGTTTCTTATCTTCGCTTGGCAGATCCATTATAGGACATTGTAATTTTTTAAGGATAAAATTAAACACCGTATCGTAATACGACTTCAACTTGTTTTTCTCTGCGGTATCCCGTAATGTTTTGGGATTCTTCCAACTATTCCATTTGCTCCCTTCAACCGCTATAATGAGTTCCTCGCATTTACTTTCAAAAATCTCTTTTAATTTATCATTAAACGTTGTATTATCAAACTCATAATAATATACATTTGCCGCCTCTTTTTTAATATTTACATCGTAAGGGATACTAGAATTGATGGAATGGCGATTCCACGGATATTCTCCGGTGTTTTCATACATCATCCGGATATTATAGGGTTTGTATTTCGCAGGGTTATTGTAGTCTACGATACCAGTGTTTTGATTGAACTTCTCTACTACCGCTGTGGTAGCCGCCTTTTTGTCTATTGACAAGTATTGATAGATAATAAAGTTGAATACTGCTAATATCAATAGGATCATTATGACTTTCCCTATTGTAATTAGAATATCCATATTATCCATTCCTTTATAAGCTTCTATAATCTAATAAGGAAATTATTGTATTTATTTTATATTTTGCTCGTTCGTTAAAATCATTCTCAAATACATAATCGGGGTTCCCTTTATCTTCAGGATTATCACAATTATAGCACAAAGGGGTATTTAAGTTCGTGTCGCTGTATTTTGTATAACCGAGTCTTTTTACACCAACCGGAAATTCGCAAAAACCACCATCAATACATCCGCCTCTAGTATTGGGATATTTCGTATTCGCTTTATAATACGGGCATTCTTCATCCGCGACGCATCGCTTGTCCCATAAACTATAATAGGTCTTTGCTGTTCCGTCAATATTATAATACGAGTCGCACTCAAACTTGCCTGTAATCTCGCTATTTCCGTAACACCCGTAATATCCACCGGTTCCGTTGTTGCCGCCCTGCTTTTTGTCGCTTGTATAATAGGATTCTTTCACTGCTTCTAAGTAATCCTCGGGCATCTCTAATCGTGTGATAAAGTTTTCAACGGAACTTATGACCGCATAACTCATAATTGGCAACAGACTTTTCTCAGCACTTATATACATAGAGTCAATCTTGTTTTCTTTATTAGAATCGTCGCTTTCTTTTTCTTTGCTCTTATCATAGTAATACTTCACGGTATTATAGTTTTCTTTTATGAATGGGTAGTATGCCTTTATTCTATGAATATCTACGTCTTTCAACCCATTTATGTAATACCGTTGACCGCAAATAAATTTCATATATTCGCTATCTACTACCATATAGGTAAATAGATAGTCAAACATTTTCTCGGTATTTTTAAGATCTGTATAGGAGATTTTTTTTATATATACGTCGTTTATATCAAGGTTATACCCTTTAATGAGTGCTTGTATGAATAAGTAATCGCTCATAAATAAATATGCGACGACTTTGTTTTTCAAGTCCCAAATACAGTCCTTGTCTCGTAATATTTTGAAACTAAGACATACGAAGATGCCTTCTTTGTAATCGCTTACAGTCGCGGTATTATTTAAAATATAATAATTAATATATGGATCTATTAGCAATTGAATATTTGAGTCATTGTGTATTACCGCTATAACGCTAGGGTCTTTTATGCCAGTGCCTAGCGTATCTTTGTCAATCTTATTTGTTTTTTTTATTGCATCTACAATATTTGCCAAGTTGCTGCCATCTACGATTATATGCTGTCCAGAATCCGCGTTGATATTTAAAACGTTTTCGGAAATAGTTATTGGGTCGTTAATAAATTGCTCAGAAGTATTCTCTGTTGCTCGCGCAATTGTATATTGTATGATTACCGCGACCAAAATAATTAACAGAAGTATTAAAGAGATATACGTCAAATACATTTTTTTCTTTCCTTATTAAAATAATAGATAAAGAATGCTTTCAAGAAAAATCATAACACTTTTAATATATATAATAATTCTTGCTGTTTTATTTTCTATTCAACCTAACCTGTTTTTTGACAAAGACGGGAATATAAGATGCTTCGGGATTGAAGATAGCGACGCAAATACTATTTTACCGCTGGTTTTGTTTGTTCCTTTCATAGCGATATTATCCTATATACTAATCTTGATTATTGAAATGATATATACATAATTTAATTTATAAAAATAAATGACGATTCAACAATCATTGAAAACGCCAAGAGTCGCTAAAACACTTAAGGAACCTACACCGAGAACACCAAAGGAACCAAAGGAACCAAAGGAACCAAAGGAACCAAAAGAACCAAAGGAACCAAAGGAACCAAAAGAACCAAAAGCACCGAGAACACCAAAGGAACCAAAAGAACCAAAAGCACCGAGAACACCAAAGGAACCAAAAGAACCAAAAGCACCGAGAACACCAAAAGAACCAAAAGCACCGAGAACACCAAAAGAACCAAAAGCACCGAGAACACCAAAAGAACCAAAGGAACCAAAAGCACCGAAAGAGGACACGATAGATACTATCATAGCGATCACTGATAGCATATCAACGCAAGATACAGAGTTTATACGCGGATTGTGTGGTAATCATAGTATATATGGTGATATACTGAGATGGTTGCGGGATTTTAATTATGACGCGAAGATATCCACACAAAGTTGTGTTATTGTTGCTGGACCCACAAGTATCGGTAAATCGTATTCAATTCACAGCATAAGCAAATATTTAAATTACGAGATTATTTTAATTGATAACCACAACTGCTATAATTCGCAGTTTTTAAAGGATATCATATGTAAATCAACATCTTCTTCGTTTATCCAGATACTCACGAATAACTTTCAGAAGAAAGTAATTATCATAGATAACTTTGACGCATTATTTATAGCGGACAAAACCGTCAATATCACGCTACTAAAAATTTTATTAGAAAACAAATTAAAGAATATACCAATCATCTGTATATCAAACAATGATATTATAAAGAAGATCGGTGACATCAAGAAACTATGTGCGATGTATCTGTTATCCACCCCGAGCAACGACGAGATGACGGAGTTATTAATGAAGAACGCGAGTAACGCGAGTAACGTGAGTAACGCTACTGATACAGACGCTAGCGTCGCCAAATGTTGTCTAAATTCAAACGGTAATTTAAATAAACTGTTTCGGGACGTGGGTAACTTGAATAATGACCATCTTTATAGCGATAATATAGAGAACGCAAGCGACATCAATATACTTTATGGCACAACGTTTAACCGTCACCAAACGAAGAGTATAATTATAAAGGATCCGTGGATGATTCCTTTAAAATTTCACGAGAACTTAATTATGAATTTAAATAATAGAATTTTATCGCTGAATAAATACAATGAATACTATAAAGGATTTATGCTCATAATGTGTTTATATGATTACTATATGTTCAAGAATAACATTGAGTTTTGCGTGGAGTTGTTCGCATCCAAAGTGTATTATCTATCCCTCTTTAAATACAAAAAGAACGCTTCGATCGCATCCAATATAGGCAATTTCACAAAGATGCTAAGTTATTTGTCATTACAGAAAAAGAACATAAAGAGCAACTATAATATAAAGAAGTTTCCCTTATATCAAATTTCAAATTATCATATTAGTTTATGTAATAGAAAATTTATTTCCTTTAATTAGATAAATAGATAATTAAATAATGGAAGCACCCAAGGTACCTCAAAATAACATTGAGGATATATTATCAACAACTGGCGCTACTGGCGCGAATCCGCTCGCAACCGCACCTGTTGCGCCCGTAGCACAAGGGGTCGTAGGAACTGATGCGACCGCTACACTTGCCAACAATACAAAGGAGACTGTGAATAATATAAAGGATGCCTTTGCGAATATTACGAGCACGAATGACAACATATTTTATTTAATCATAATCGTGTTTTTAGTGGCGGTGATCGTCTCCTATTTTCTTTATTATGTTATCACGGACAACATTCTCTATCAGCAAAAAATAGACGTGGAAGGCACGGACGTCCCTATCATATGTAATGAACTATCCGAGTTTAAAATCGTAAAGAGTTTGCCGAACTCAAATGGTATTAAGCGCTCCTATGGATTCTGGATATATATCAATGACATTGATAAGTACCGTGGTAATTACAGACATATCGCGCATTTGGGAGGCAATCAATTACCGGGACAGATTAAAGACGCTTGTCCATATATATTCTTAGACAAACATACGAATAGCATACACGTCCGCTTTGCTCCCAAAGAGGATCCCCTGATAAAAGATGATGTATTGTCTGAATATACTGAAAAGAAAGACGACCTTTTTAAATACAAATCTCCTGGAGACGACGAGAATGCGAAGTGTGGGATAACGATTAATTATGTTCCGATACAGCGATGGGTTCATATCGTGATTGTAGTGTCGGATGTGAATGGTGGAATTGTCTATACTTATATTGATGGTGAATTGACTGACCAAACGGATGCGAAGATTAGTAAATTAAAGCTTCACGAACTCGGGTTTGAAAATAAGACAGATACTTTGTTTGTCGGTGGTAATATATCAAATACGCAAGTTGGCGCTTCAGGATTCTCGGGATTACTTTCAAAATTCTCGCTTTATAATTATGACTTAAATAAAAATGACATATACAAAGAATATAGCAAAGGTCCGCTAAATGGACTTTTGACAAGTATGGGTATTGTTAGTTATGGATTGCGAAACCCTGTCTATAAATTAAACAGTGTTCAATAAAACATCAATTATTCTTTTAACTTTCGCTAATTAATTATTTTTTTAATTTCCATATTTAAAATAGATACGATAGATAATATAGGATGTTAGAAATTGACCCATTAATTCAAGTTATTATATCCCTGGTTATATTGTTATTGATGGGGTATATTGGATACAATATCTATTTGATTGAACTACAAAATATGTTTCAGGGTGAGAGCGATATACGCAAGGAGGTGAATGTTTTAAGCGGGACGTATGATTTCAGTAACAGCGAAGTGAAATATAATACGTCTGATCCCACGCAGATAAACTTTAAAGATATAAAACCGTCTATCAATCAAGAAGGCGGAGCTGAATATTCATATAACTTCTGGTTAAACGTGAATCAAGATACGATAAGCGAATTACCAAATAATCACAAAGATATCATATTGTTTTTAAAAGGAGAGAAGAATTTCTATTATAACAAAAGGAATTATAATTGCGCGAATCAACTTTTTCCAAATAACCCTATCATATTAACGAAGAATCCGCTCGTTCGTTTAAGCGGAGACGGTAAGAGAATAGGAGTAGAGTATAATAATATTTATAACAGTGAGTCGTATCAGCACGGTTCCAAGTATAAGGATTGTTCGTATATAAATTCCCCTACGGTTTGGAATAATAGGAATAGAAATATTCTAGGTATTTACGATATAGAGTTTAACAATAAATGGTTTATGATTACGATAGTTATGAAAGAAGTATCGGACAGTGATAATATATTGTCGTTAAATCGGGCATCATGCAAACTCTATATGAATGGTGTCAAGTTGTTAGATAAGAAGGTGGAAACGAAATATGGCGATAATCGCTATTCCGCGACATTTAAAAACAACGCTTCGCATTTCTATATTAATCCGCAAATAGACGAAAGATTTATATCTAGTTCTATGAATCCCTACCAGAGAGTATCAACGGAAACAGCGTTACGAATTGCGGATGTCAAGTATTATAATTATGCGATTAACGAGGAAATGATCACGTCCTTATATAATAAGGGGTTTAATACGGAAGTCGCCGTGACGACGACGATAGACAACAAACTATCCAAGTATAACTTGGTTAGCGTAGATGATATGGAGGACAACAAGATTAAGGTCTTGTAATAAGTTATAATTGCGATAATAAATATATTAAATATGTAATAAATAACGATGCCTCCGAGAATATTATTGAGTGAATTATATACTTTAAAGGATAAAAAGGAGCATGCGAAATACCAAACGTTTGACAAGATAATAGAGATATGTCATAAAAAAATCAAGCAAACCGCCACAATCGGTGGAATGAATATATTCTATGAGGTGCCCTATTATATATACGGGAAACCCTTATACAAAATCGCAGATTGTATAGATTACATCGTGAATGCTTTACGAAAGAACGGGTTATACGTCCAAATATTACCCGAACCGAACATTAACATCCTTTATATATCGTGGAATCCGAGTGAAGTTTCTACGAACGTCAAGAGTCTAGGATATACTGGTAAGGTTTGATGTTTTTTATTTTATTTTTCATATATATTTATAAATAGATGTAGTGATGCCTAAAATATATATGACGAGCAATGTTTGGAAATAATGAAACGATATAAATATATCTCGTATAATAGTAATAAAGAACCATGCAAATCTTCGTGAAAACCTTGACAGGGAAAACGATAACGCTTGAAGTTGAATCTTCTGATACTATAGATACTATCAAATCCAAGATTCAGGACAAAGAAGGGATCCCGCCTGATCAGCAACGCTTGATTTTCGCTGGAAAGCAGTTGGAAGATGGGCGAACATTGGCGGATTATAATATCCAAAAGGATAGCACACTTCATCTTGTCTTGCGTCTTCGCGGTGGCGCTAAAAAATGATTCGCATTATATTATAATGGAATAACAATAAACGAGTGATGGACAATACCTATTATTTCGGTCAAGGACGTATGGTGGCATATAACAGGTTTCCGGAGGATGATAATGGGGCAGTAAAAAAGAAGGGGGTATTATATAGGATGTTATACGGGTTACACAAACTATTTGGTATATCAAACTTCCAGATATATAATAAGAGCATATTGCGCTATGGGAGGGATACGTAGATCATTGTAGATACAACTCGTATAATAAATCTAATAAATCTGTGGTGTCGTTTTGTTTTGTATGGAGCAATCCGTTATCGTAGAGAATATCGTATGCGTTGTTTTCATATATTTCGTGGTCTTCGTTAAAATATACTCCACCGTCATCATCCGCATAGATCGCATAAATATAACTGAGCGTGATGTTATCTTCAACTGCCTTTTTTATTTTTGTATTGAAATATTTTACAACATTATAGCAGGTCTTGTGAAATAGTTTGGCATTGTCGCTATGTATAGGAACGCGTCCGGTTCCTCCAATTGTTGTATAGTATTGTTGAAGCACGTTATCCAGTGCTGTGTTATAGCAGTAGATATAAATGATTTTGAAGATATTAAATTTTATAAATCCGCGATTGAATAAGTTCCATTGAATCGCGAACACCTCCTTGTCATAGTCATAAATGGACTGATAGGTTTCGTCTGGATGAATTGCGAATGTTGCTATGGTTACGTTAGTTACGTTCGTATTTATACCTGTATCGTGGTCACATTCGTTTATATCATATAATATTGTGCGATCGTGTGAAGCGTAGTTACCAAGTATCCACATCGTTTCATTCAATGTCAACTTCCGCGAATGTATCGTTGCGTCGTATTTATAAAAATCTACTTCGTCGGGTATATTTAATATATACGGTTCAGTGGTTTCATCGCAAATGCCTACATAATCATCAAATGTTGTTTCGGTTTCAAAGTCGCCCCATTCCAAGTTCGCGAGTGTTTCTCCGTAAATGCCTAGACTAGGTGTAAAAATATAATTAAAGTAATAGGTTTGATATCCTAAATAGTATAAAAATTTGGAAAGTTCTTTGTCATTCAAAAATATTTTCATTACATTTCGTATAAAGTTTCCTTCCAATCGTTCATATATTCGTTGTATATATTCGTCACAAATGATGTTATTTATTTTTATCACAATATCTTCAGGAAACCGACAATCACAAGGGTCTAATAGTAATGGTTTGGTGATCACGGATTCCATACTCCTTATATAGTAAGTTACATTTAGTTATCATTTTTTATTTGTCATAGAACCCTTCCTTCTCAAGGAATTCAATTTTTTTGAAAGTGCAATTTAGGTTTTGTTGTTCGTTGATCTTCATACAGCATTCGTTGATGTGTCGTAGCAAATTTTTAAGGTCGTCGTCAAGATCTTTGATAGGAGCGGTTGGTTCCATAGAGGTCACGGTCGTCTGGGACATTTGGTTCATCATCGTGTACAAGGTAGTAATCATATGATACTTAGGGCAATCATTTTTTTCTATAAAATCATAAAAATTGATACCTTTATATGAATTTTAGTAATCAATAAAACGAACGGACAAACAAGATGAACAACAACAAGATTAGTTATCGTGCCTTCAACTCGTATGCGAATCGTCGTGAAGATTTTGAGGATGTGAACAAAATTCCACGCTACTTAAAGAGAACAGACGGGGATATGAATGTGAATACGAAGAAGAATACGCTACGATACAAGGATGCTCGCCTATCTTACAAGAACCGGCGCAGTATCAACAAGGACTGGAAAGACTTTAATAATCATCAATAATCTAGGGTGTCTGCGAAGTCTGTGAATATGCGAATATGTTGAATAGTTGTGGTATCTATGTATAATGTTATTTATTTTTTATTTTGATATAGGGACTTATTTTCATATTTGATTAGATTAGATGAATTATCTACATATTATTCCAGGTGATATCTATACACAAATCTATAAATATATATATGATGATTGTATGAAAGATATTGTGCGTTCGTATACCGACAAAAGGAATACCAAATACAAAAATAAGTTGATTCGTAAAATTATGAATGACGATATGTGGGTGCATTATACATCACTTGACTTGTTCAATCATATATCGCTTGGAATTATTGGCGATGCTGGCGCGGTCTATGGCAATGCGAACGACGTTGACACCGATTTATTAGACGAAGAAATGTATTATTTGACAAAAATCACAAAATATAATTTTAGAAAATATCACTACAATATCCTTATAGCCGAGCTTCCAGTGGAATTTAAAGATGCTACGTGTATTCGTATGACGTTATTGAACGATGCTGATATCGTGGATATCGTCCCGCTATACTATTTGTTCAAGGATTTTATAACGACGTGGATTGAATTGATTTATTATACAAATAAACTGTTAAAGGAATTCTTGATATTGAATAATTTACAAATGGAACTCTTTCCATTGTATCGCTTTGACACTGTGATAGAAAACGGATATGTGATCATCGTTCCGTATTTTGAAGAACAGTTGATATTTATATAAATATATTATAGTTATATATAAATATATGAAGTATGTATAATAGTCTATACTATATATTTACGAAAGACTACACTGACGAGTATAGTAATAGCGCGATGTATTTGAAGGATAAACTCCACAAGCAGAAAATATTGAGCGAAAGCAAAGAGAGAGAACTGCGATATATAAGGAGAAAATACGAAGATTTGAGCAGGAAATACAATAGTCTTGAATGGAAATACAACGAACTTCTATTGAATACCCATTATAACCGCAGTTATTATAATACACTTGAAGATAAATATAATTTACTTAAAAAACAGAGCACCATAGCGAGCACGATATATGATACGAATGGTGATATCCTTTGTATCAACGACGATTACGAGCATTTGTAAATGATATAAAACAATAAGCGGATATACAAATACAATACTAGACTACTTTAACATAAACAAATAATGAAGTTGGATTGCGTATTAACCGCAGTGAATGAAAACCCTTTATATTTGGAGTTCATCCCTATTTTTATTAAAACGTGGAATAAGTTATACCCAGGCATTGACGTTAAAATCGTGTTAATCGCGAAAGCAATCCCAGAGGAATATAGGCAATATGAGAAGCATATCATTCTCTTTGAACCTGTAGAGAATGTATTGACCAGTTTTACATCACAATTTATTCGCCTGCTCTATCCGTGTATATTGGATTATAAAAACGCCATATTGATTACCGATATGGATATTCTACCGACAAATAAAACGTATTATACGGAGCATATAAAGGAATACGACAATAGCAAGTTCATTTATTATCGTGGCGACCATTGTTTTATTTACAAGTCAATCGCAATGTGCTATAACGCGGCGACGCCTGAAATATGGAGAGATATCTTTGATGTCCATAGCGTAGAAGATATTCGGTTTATGCTGGCGGATATTTCGCGAAACAACGTGATTGAAGAGGGTATCGGGAAACAAGGTTGGTTTATTGACCAACTTTATTTATACGAGAAGGTGATGGCGTGGCAGAAGAAGACAAACAATCTGGTATGCTTGGATGAAGAAAAAACAGGGTTTAATCGGTTGTCAAGGGATACCTTCCGTATGACCGTGGAATTACGCGACGCGATCGCAGCGGGATATTTCGTAGATTATCATTGCCATCGTCCGATGAGTGCTTATAAGGATATAAACAATTTCATTTATGATTTGCTTCCGGATGGATAAATAGAAGACATTTATCAGATGCGATATGGATTACTATTTGAATTTTATTTTCGGATATTGCTCTACCATACTGATTTTATAAGGGATTTTATTCAATACCTTAGCAGGTTTCTTGGTTCTAAATATTCCCGTGCCGTTTCTAAATACCGCAAAAATATTGTGTATAATTTCATCAAACATATCATCCACATCCCCTTTGATGAAATCGTTCATTATCGTTTGCACTCTTGACAAAATTTCTGCCATATTCTTATTAACATTCTGATCCATTGGATCATTGATAATACCGCCATATTTTCTGCCTACAAATCCGTGAAGTATTTTTAGATAGTCCCACGCTATATTGCTATTACTCGTAGTTAGCACAGGAGTGCTCCGTCCAAAGTCAAAAAGACAAATATTATACTTGCAACTCTTTATATAGAAACTTGACCCGTAGCAGATGTAGTGATAGTATCCTGTGTCGGATTCTTTGTAATCTTTATTTATCTGATATAGGAAATTACCGTGATGCGTGTCATTATGACAATAACCGACCCTATTTTGGTATGTAGCAACAGCGATGAGTGATTGAAACGCCATATTTATCATTTCCATTTCGTTGTTCCGCACATTCGTTTTCATCAAGGCACTTATATCACCGTCGCATAGTTCGTTGTAATTCACTAATCGCTCGATTGCGACGAGTTTATTGTCATTACTTTTAGCAACAGGGCATTTCGTAGTCTTATACATCATCACAAAATGTTTCGATTGTTTTGGAATAAGTAGGTTCTGTGTAATCCATTCGTTCATCTTGGTTTCCGCAACATTGCTTGGTTTGATTTTCATCAATTTACTTGCGATCGGATACACTCCTACCATATCAGGCATACTTGACAAATATATAACACCTTCAACACTAGCACTCCCTATTTTTTTTTCTAAATTCACAAGACCGTTTAGCGTATAACCATTCTCCTGTCCGAACATCTTCTTCGTAAGGCAATCCGTTGCCGTTATTTTGTCTAAACGCTTCTTAATCAGTTGATAGCGTTGGACTCGTGTATCTAAATTATTTTTCGTAAGAATCAACTTGTTCTTTAAGAAACGCTGAATCAAAGTAGCGTTTTTAAAAATTGTTTTAGGCGATACCTTCTTTGGTAATGATGCGATGATAGAGGATGCCTTTTTAGGCGATGCGGATACCGATGCCTTTTTAGGCGATGCGGATGCAATATCCTTCATCATCTTCCTTATTTTTAAATAATCTACGGAACCTTTACGAGGCGCACACCATTTATCCTTTCCTTCATTATATTTTTTCAATGCGTCAATGTATTTCATATCTTTCTAATATTACGGAATAAAAAATTAAATGCTTACAAAATAAATATATTCACAAAGTATTAGAGATTGTTGTATAATGAAAGCATTAAAAAAGAAAAATGTCCTTTATAGTAAATTTGAAGAAATTTCATTAAACCATTGTAAATCGCTTCTTACAGAGTTATATAAAGGTAAGGGAGGTTTTTTGGTTAACCCAATTTCTAGAAGAAATATTAAAAAGAATGGTTCTATTACAATTAGTTTTCTATCTAAATGCTATTACGCGTGGGGTGATAAAATTGCTACAATAAACTCAATAAAACTAAAATATAAAAAACATATTGAAAAATTCATAGCAAAGGAAAAATTATATGATATTCCTACTATAAATTCGTTCATACCAAAGCAAAAAGCGAGAGGAGGCGTGGGTAGCAAAAAGAGGAAGAGGGAAGAAGAAAATAGATTAGCAGAATTATCACAAGATTTAAGAGAATCAATATTTCAAGAAATATTAAAGAAAATGATTGAAGAAAGAAAAAGAAAAAATCCGGGTTTCACATCATTACCACATGATGTAAATGATGTGATATTTAGAAACGTAAAAAATAATGATGAATGGCGGACAGTTAAGATGGTTATTGCTACAGATCCTGGCATTTATACACGAGAAACTCTAACAGAATTTATAGGAGAATTAGGATCATCCCAAATTAAATATCTTTTTAGAAATGATACGAGATTAGGCGAAAAAATAGATCACGGTGTCCTTCATGATGTTTTATCAAATCGTGTTGTTAGAAAAGATTTGTTAGAAATTTTGACATACGACGAAAATATAATTTCAAAAATAACAGATGATCAATATATAACATTTTTAAATAGGTTAAATGAAGATGAATTGAGTAAATTCTTCTTAAAATCCAATAATTTAGACAAACTATCACCTAAAGAATTATTCACCTTATTAAATAAATTAAATTTAATAAATTTGGTAGATGTTTGTATTTCCACAAATTTGCTTACTAAATTACCACCAAATAACATCATATCTTTATTAAAAAAACTAGTAGAACAAAAGATATCTATATTATCTATATTAAAAGAAAACAAAAATTTAATAAGTAAATTTTCAAAAAAATATATCATACTTTTAGCAAATATCATAAAATCAAGTATACCTTCAGAAGTTTCTAAAACACTTGCAAGTGTTTTAGAAACTAATAAAAATAATTTGTATAATTTATTAATTTTCCATACAACTAATAATACAACTTTTGAATTTTTAAAAAATTTAGATAAGGAAACTTTGAAAAAAACTCTAGCAAACTACGATTTGCTTACTAAACTATCAACAGATCAAATATCAATATTATTAGATAATAAGTTAACATATAATGATAAGGATATAATTGTAAGAAACATCATTGATAACAATGGTTTTTTTAATTTTGAGAAAGAACAAACATATAAATTATTAAATAGTTTAAAACGAGAAGATTTGGAAAAAGTTTTTGAAAAAAATAATTTAAATCTTATATTATCAGAAGATGATATCAAAAAACTCTTATTACAAAAATTAGAAGTTAAAGAATTGATTCAAATTTTTGTAGCAAATGATTCCTATGATTATATGTTAGATAAAAATAAATTCTCAAAAGAAACCATTTTGATATTAGAAAATATCAAAATAAATAACCGTTTAATACATATACTATCTAAAATTTTTTATACAAGCACAATTGAAAAATTAAAATTAATTAATGTATCAATTGATTCTCACGATTACTCTCACAATCGTGATAATATTTATAATATTTCAATAATTTGCAAGTTTGAATCTGAATCTGAATCTGAATCTGAATTTGAATCTGAATCTGAATTTGAATCTGAATTTGAATCTGAATTTGAATCTGAATCTGAATTTGAATCTGTATTTACTTTAGAAATAAGTAATACATTAATTGATGCTAACTTTATTAACCTTTTAGAAAACACATTTTTTAAGTTACCTATTAATTTAAAATTATCTAAATTAAGGTTTAATAATAGAGAGGAGGAGAGTGAGTTTATTAAACTACTAAACAAAATTAAACTACTAAACAAAATTAAACTACTAAACAAAAATAAAACTTATGACCAATCTTCAGTGTAAAACACTATCCCTTTTTTATTTTCTAAAACTGTCAAGATACTCTTGACGTTCGTAGCGTTTATAGTTTTCGTGTTCCTCACGTGGAACAATTCGGTAAGGGTTGATATATTCGTCACCGTCGTCTGGTCTTTTACAACAAAACGACATTACCCACACCATCGCTTGTGTTGTGAAGAATATGAGAAAGATCGCGAAGAGGAACATTGAGACGGTCGCCATTGCGTTTACGTTACCCTTTATAAACATCAATCAATATTTATTATAATTCCTAGAAAACAAAACATATTTATATAAGATTATTTACTTATTATCTATTCATACTTGGAGATGTCCTTGGCGACCTATAAAAGTCAATGTATTGAAAAATATAAGATTGCGAATCCTGACAAGGATATACCGAAGAATATGGGGAGCAAATGGACTGATATTGAAGAGAGTGAATTATTAGCGAATATACAGAACCATGTAGATATTGAAGAAGTCGCCAAACGACACGGTAGGACGCGTGGGGCGATTACCGCGCGTCTTGAAGTGATCGCAATGCGTATGTATGAAGAAAATAGGTATGATATTGAGCATATTGGAGAGGTAACTATGATGAATGCGAGAAGTATTCAGGAAGCAATAGACAAAAAGAATAAAAATAAGGACAAATATGAATCCAAATATCAGCATACGGATACAGAGATCGCAAACTTAAAAAAAGAAATTATAGAGTTAAAGGCGATCATTAAAGATTTGAAACGAGATGACATTGACGATCTCAAAAAACAAATACAGAATATGCTAGATATACAAAATATAAAGAATGATATTATAGAATTGAAAAACGCAATTCGGAAGGAAGGTACGTAAGGTTGCTATAATCTATCCACTGTATCAACCGCTACAGCTGCTACAGTAATTACCGGAAGCAACTCTCTATTCCTTATATACCAACGGGTCACAAAGTAAATCGCGATTGTATCCGTTGTTAGTTCTAATAAGAACATATCCACCTGGGCGAGTAGCATATGTATATAAATCAACCAATCAAACCACGAATAAATCGTGTTGATGATGGATATTTCATATTGTTTTTTAATTTTTATTTGTTCTACGACGTTAATATTTTGAACATTCAGGGTAATCCAAGGTGCGATTACGTTATGATCTAGGTTGCGTATAATTGTATTGAGAACCGCATATAACACAATTAAACAATACTTGTCCGGTGTATCAATGACGATACCAAGAATCTCCAAATCTGGATTCGGACCGAAACGGTAGAACGAAGAATCACCTGTAAATTGCTCAGTATTCGCAAAGATATAACTTAGCAAAATGGTTAGGATTAGAATCATCCACGCGGTTATAATACGCGATACAACTAATGTATTCATTGGTGATTACTGATATTATATCCGTTATCATTTTTTTGTTAGATTACATAAGACTATTTTGTAATAATGTAATAATGTAATATTTAAATGTTTAAACGAAATTATTTTTACGAACTACCCGATGACATCCAGATCACGATTTATAAACACATTTTTACAAACTGTATTCTTTATTTCGCGAACGACCGAAGCATAAAATACTTGAATCGCCTGTATCGCGCTGTAAATAACCCAAGCAATACGTGCGTCTATTCAATCGCACCGAAAGGAATCTTTGAATATAAGCGCGTCGCATCATTAGAGGGAGGTTCTAATTTTTGTAATACTAAAACGATCTACTTAGACCGTTCGCATTTACTAACGGATACGTCGCAATTCCAATGTGATACAATTAGTTACTACTTATTTCCGCTATTCACTGCGAATAAAACGTTGCGAACATATTTGGCGATCCACTTTAACACCTTCGCCAATTATGATAAAAAGATGATCACGAATATGAAAGTTTGTGAAGACCGCGTGGATATCGTATTTGCGAACAAATTCACGTGTAATGCTGATATTTATTATAATATCCTTGTCGGTTATAATATATTATATAATTCACTAAGTGATATCATATATAGCGTGGAAAACGTTCTTCTGTTTAGCAAATTTCTAGAACTATTCAAGTGGTTAGAAAACAATAATCGCTTTGAAGGATATACGATACATAATCGGAAAATAATCCCTGTTTTTGACATAAAAAATGATTTATGATCTATAATGTAAAGAAAGAATACAAATGACAATGTGTGATTGTGGATACATCTATTGCGTCTCCAATGAAGCGATGCCTTCCATACTGAATATTGGTATCACCACTACGGCACCAGAGGTAAGATTGGATTACATTAACAAATTGACTGGAAACTGGCGACCACCCACGCCTTATAAATGCGAATTTGCGAAACGAGTCTGTGATATAGAAAAAAAGGTAGTTGCGATTCATAAGATTTTAGCGTATTGCCGGATTCACCCGGAACGCGAGTTCTTTCGCGTGTCGCTTGAAGAAGTCCGAAATCTATTTGATCTAATGGAAGACGAAGATAGAGACAATACACGCAAAAATAAGAACGCGGAGATGAAGGCGTTGGAGGCGAGAATGCTTGAATGTATTTACCAAAAAAGCGATGCTCTTGACGAAGACTTGACAAGACGGAAAGCAGAACTTCGCGAAATCAATGAAACCATTGCGATGCGTAAAAATGAACTAGACGTGCTATCACATCATCCATCACGTCCACCGGACAATTATATTACAGAATATTAGTATTTATTATTTATCACCAACATAATCACAAATAACGTATAAATATAGAGAGCATATAAAGAATAATGATATATATCTTCAACGTCTTTGTAATCTATTATTTTATAATTAAATAGATCGTCAACCTTATAACGTAGTATCTTATGTTCGTATTCTCTATGTCGCAAGTCCATAAATAACTGGTTTGTCCGTGTTTCATAGCGATTTACAATATTGTTTATTTTTTTATCATACTTATTAGCAAGATGGTAGTAATCGTTTGCGCCTTTAATAATATCCTCCTCCATATTCGCAATATACTTTTGAAAATCTCGGTTGTTAAATATCTTCGTTCGCGAGTTTATTGACCCGATAGATGTGAGAGACGTGAGCGAGTTGCATGAGCGCCGCATAGTCCTTTAGTTATCTATACTCTCGTTGTCGTCAATTTTTATATGATGTCGCAAGATACTCTCCGTTATTCTTGAAATTACCTTTTTTTCTGGGTAATAGTAATGATAATGATCAGCACTGTGAAATAGGGTTCCCCATAGTGTATGAACGTAATTACATTTACATATAAATTGCAATCCCGATATCGTAGGGCGCAAATCCTTTTGTATATCACGAATCGCATCTTTCATATCAAATGTATAGGAATACTTTGTTGTTTCATATTGATTGTAAATATTCTTTGAATTTTTTATATTGTTCAGGAAAGGTTTGTATAACTCGGGGATCACAAAGGTTTTCATCGTGTCGCAATAAAATGTCATAAGCGTATTCGTTCCATCTGCTGAAAAATGATGCGCGTAGTATTTTATAATGAACGACAAATCCACGAACGTCTCAAAGTTAAAGTTATAGATATCTTTCGCTTCTACTTTTGCATCCGCCAAATCTATAAATCTATCGTCGTATTCACAAGGTGATATGTGTATATACTTGTCAAGTATGCTTGTATAATCAATCACCATATCACGAAGTAAGTAATTATAAATAGAAGATTTATAGATATACGGGTGCCTTATGGTATTACGGTAATAGTTGTGAATTACAAAATTATCCTTGATACGTTTGGTAATTACAAATGCGAATATTGCGAGCGTTTCTTTTGATTTATAGATATTCGTAAAAATCTCTTGAAGTTTGCTATCGTGTAGTGTTGCGACAAGATTGCACGCATTTACATCACATGCTTCATTCATAGCATAATAAGGATCGCTTTTGATATTATGGTAAAATCGTAGATAGATATATTTTTTATAATTGAAGGATTGAAGAAAGTCTTGTAAATAAAAAAGAATAAGTTCGTAGTAATTGCCTCGCGCTGTTGTGTATGCTTCAATCTCTTCGCAAATGTTTTCAATCTCTATAGACTTTTTGTATTCATAACTCGCAATATAATCATGATAATCATCCACTGTTTCGCGATATTCTCTTTGTATTGCTAGATTGTCATCATATTCTTTTATTACACGATCCCTTAGATCATCTGGTATATGATTATAGTTCTGATGCGACATAATAATATCAAAAGAATAAGTTTTATATATATATATCTAGAATTTACGATATTATATAAAATAAAGGAGGAGTTTATAATTTATTTAAGAGACTTCATAAACTCTTTCATATTTTTAGTTCCCATACTGGAATTACAATTTTGACATATCGGTTTTAGATTAGATACAATCGTATCACCACCATTTGCTTCCGCAACAATATGACCACAATTAAATGACATTTGCGTAATATCCGTTGATTTACAACACAAACACTTAGATTTACCAACATCTTCGCCAATATTTGTATTCCATACAAGCCTTTTGATAGTAGCTGAAATAGGTTTTTTCTTCTTTTTTGCTCCTCCTTTTTCAACATCTTTATTATCAAAAGCCTCATATATTTTCTTGCGGTCTTCAATCTGCTTCAAATTATCTTCAAACCATTCGTCAGTAAAAGTGTAAGTAGGGTTTGCTTCGTTTTCAGTAGATAAAGGAACTTTAACGCTATTTTTTTGTTCTTCTTTATAAATTATATCTTGTAATTCCCTAATAAATAATTTATATCTATGTCCTTGCTCGTCTGCGTGCGGATTTGGGGAATAACATCCTCTTTTTACTTCGCATTTTTGATAATCAATATCAAAATTATATATGTCTTTTAAGCAAGGAGTTATGTACATATTAAAGAACTTTTCATTTGTTATATAATTATCAAATAATGGATTTTTATATGGAGGACTTTGTTTAAGATAATTTAATATAAATGCTATTTTTTCGCTATGATAACGATTTGGTGATAAGTGCCTTTTAATTATTTCAATAATAATAGGTTTCTTCTTGTCATTTTCAAACATACTAAATAAATACCCGTTAATTTTTTCAAAGTCAGCCATTCAACGCTATTATTTGTTAATCATATCATACAAATAATCATTTTTTATTTATTTCATACAAAAACCCTAAACCAAAGAGTATTCCTATTATAAATAATAAATATACATATGATTGTTGTCCTTTAGATTATTACTTCCTTATTAGATTTATGAGGATAGGGGGGCGCATATTTACGCTCTTTGTTGTGTTAATAAAAAATGATATAAGGCGGTTAGTATAAGGAACCAACACAACGCATACAATGAAATCTCTTATTATTGTTGAAAGTTTTACAAAAACCAAGACGATCAAAAAATATTTAGGGGATCGCGACGTATCTGTAGCATTCTCTGGTGGGCACATTTACAATCTGCCAAAGGACACGTTGGGATTTGACACGGATACTTGGGACATTCAATATGTTCCTACAAATCCAAATATAATTAAGAATATTAAAGAGTTGGCGAAGAATGCTGACATTATCTATTTGGCAGCCGACCCCGATTTAGAAGGCGAAGCAATCGCCCATAGTCTTTATAAATGTCTTCAAAGTATTATAAAAAGCGGCGGCAAAGAATGTCACCGTATTACCTTTAATGAGATTACAAAGAATGCTGTTATAAACGCCATTGACAACCCGCGGACAATTGATATGGACAAGGTGAATGCACAGGAAACGCGAAGGATCGTAGATCGTCTTATCGGGTATAAAGTATCTCCTGTATTATGGGGCAAGTTCAATAAGAATTATCTTAGCGCCGGAAGAGTTCAAATCGCCGGACTAATTCTATGTATCAACCAGAGGAATCGCATTATAAATAAGGAAATAATACCTTACTGGACGATTGACTGTCTCTTTAGCATTGGTGGAGATCTGACGATTACCGGAACGCTCCAGCAGAAAATAAGAGACGTGAGGATTGTAAAGGAAATAGTAAATACATTGGTAATTCCTACGAAATATGACATCACATTTGAAATGTGCGCAAGGAATGTTAGTCCGTCACCGCCATATACCACGACAACCCTACAACAAGACGCGTATAATAAATGCAAGTTCAACCCAAAGACGACAATGAAACTCGCACAGGATTTATACGAACACGGACATATTACGTATATGCGCACAGATTCTACAAGTATTGCCGAAGACGCGAAGAAAATGATATTATCCTATATTAAAGAAACGTTTGATACATCAACAACCACCTACGCGAAATATAGAACCTACAAAACGAAAATCGCAAACGCCCAAGAGGCTCACGAGGCGGTTCGGATCACAAACCCAAATCACAAAGGAATCTCTTTTGAAGGCGCGACAAAAAATCACGAAACGTTATATGAACTAATCTGGAAACGCACTATCGCATCTTTAATGACCGACGCAATATATACGGACGTCTGTTTGAAGTTCGCGAGTGCCAGTGTCAGCGACGCAAGCGACCTATTTTGCGCAACAAAACCCTTTTTAAAAGAATTAGGATTCCAAATTGTATATAAGGAAACGGGAACAGTAAAGGAATTGTCTGAGAACTTAGATGACTTTCTAACTATTTTAAAAAAGAATACGATGACTGCGATATCCAAAGAATATTCGTCACAAGGAACGATAGACGATATTCCATCTCTTTATAACGAGGTTCAATTGATTAAGGAATTGGAAAAAGAAGGCATCGGGAGACCTTCAACGTATGCGTCTATTATTGATAAACTTTTAGAGAAAAAATATGTGGAGATTGGCACAAACCCGCAACAAGAATACGAAATAGAATGTTTTAAAAAGAAAAAGACGGGACTTGTTATTACGACAAAGAAGATCAATCTGGGCGGGAAGCAAAAAGACCTCCTCGTTCCTACGGAGTTGGGATTGGACGTTATTAAATATATCTATGAATTATTTCCTTATTTATGCGATTTAAAATTCACATCCAAGATGGAAGACGAATTGGATAAAATCATAAATGCCAGTATAACCAAAGAGGTCATCTTGAACGACCTATACGCGAAAATTAAATCCTCCATTTGCGAGGCGGACGTTCCTGATGTGGGTTGTAATGTCAACACCTCTAGTGTGAACAAGGAAAAGAAAACAGGGATCCTCACTACTCGTTATGGAGTCTGTTATTACAACAAGGAGACAGATAAATATACGAACGTTGAACCCTATCTCAAATGGAAACAGATTAAAAAAGAAGAACTCACAGAACGCGATATCGTATTTATAAGTTCTCTTCCAAAACCTGTAGAATATGTAGGAAAAAAGTATAATTTACATTTAGGCAAATATGGTCTTTACCTGAAAGATAATAAAAATAATAATCACAAACTTGATAAAAAACTCTGGGACGGTTACTACTAATATTAATCATATGCCGACATCCCAGTTTTACCACGCATAAACCACGAATATACATATTTATTTGTAAAGTCAGGGTGTACCGTATCATTATGATAATCCATATCAATACAATTGTCAATTAACTTATTACATTTCTTACAATACCATTTCATATCTTCTTTTTCCATCTTAAATAATAATAATATAATAGATACTTATATATCTATTTCTCTTTTTTAGATTTAAGATTCTTATTTAGTTTATTAAGTTCAAACGCGATATTAGACAGCGAAGTTGCGACGGATACGCCATATTCATCCGCAAAGAAATTATTGAAAATATTATAGAGATCCTCACTGTTCATTCCAACTTCTTCCTCTTCTTCCTCTTCATCATCTTCATCATCATCTTCATCATCCTCTTCATCCTCTTCATCATCCTCTTCATCGTCTTCTTCATCGTCTTCTTCATCATCCTCTTCATCATCCTCTTCATCATCCTCTTCGTCTTCTTCAATATTATCAACATTCTTAATAATATCCTTTTTCTTATCCTTTCCCTTTTTCTTATCTTCACCACTTGCGTCGTCATCGCATTCCTCGCATTCTGCATCTTCACATTCCTTGATATATACATTGTCCTCTTCCTTGATAGTGCATCGTGCGGATTTTTTGCTCTTTTTGGATTTTGGTATTCCAGCTGGCATTCCTTGCATGTTTGACATACTTTGCAAAAAAGACATAATGTCAATACCATTTAAATCATTCAGCTTATCCTTGTTCATATCTTTCATCTATCTTATATATAAATAATATTTCTTATATATTTTTTATAAATTATTATATTAAGAAGATTGATAATGAGTCGCTATTTACTATTTATTATTGGGTTTTTATTCGGCACATTCATATTACTTGTTATCATATCATACAAAACAAATACAGATACACAGGAAACCTTTGACAACGTGAACACAATTGAAAAAACAGATATTGTCAAAGTTGCAAATATAAAAGAGGTTACTATCACGCCTGCAACAAATGATCCAGTTCCATTTGTTGCTACAAATGTGGAAATCGCAGACCATTATAAATTTAATAAATTGCTACGAAAACGCGAAATGAGAGTAATGATATCATCGTATGATAATGAAAATATAGACAGCGACAATTTAAAATGGATTACAGACAACAAGGAATATAATGATGATCTTAAAGTGACTCTAAGTAGCAATGATATTGTAAAAGAGTTTAATAATATGAATCCGTCTGTGAATGGATACAATATCCACGAGGTTAGCATACAAGGACCTGTGAACGTTGTATTATTTGAGAAGGCGAAAGATATCAACCAGTTTTCAATTTTATTTATGTTCATGCACAAACAGTTTCACGCGATTAAAAACAACTTATTTATAATGTATGGGGTAGATAACAAAAACATAGTGATCAACTTCAAGGACAACGAGTATAACAATAACAACTACTATAATGTAAATAATGATATGAATGCGAACGAAAATGACGATGCCTACGATACCCGCGATATCAATAAAAGTATTAACTTATTGAATAATTACCATTACTACAAGAACTATGACATACTCTCCAACAAGGCGAAAGAACAGAAGTCCTACAAACTCTCGTATTTTGAGAAATTATATACCATTGAAATCATAATAGACGACAGTGTATATAATATTAATGATATCAGTATGGAGACACTGAAACGCGACATCACATTTTTTGGTTTAATAATGAATAAGGACGATGTCGTATTTCATTTGAACAATACGAAGTATGAGTTTGTAAGGAATACAGGCGACGCAATTCCAATTGGAAAAGATCCCTTTGTAATTAATAAAGAGAAAAGTTGCGAAATCGTCTTATATAACTTTGCGTTCTTCAACGAAGCGATTAGCGACCGAGACCTGAAAACCTATAAACACTATAATAAATATAAACTATATGGCGTTCATACCAGCGAACGCAAAGGGGACGCAAAGACACCCGTCGCGATTGATAAGTCAATTCCGGTTAACGCACCAGCGATCAACATACCTCAAGTGTTAGATATGAGCCCACTTTTAACCACTACAAAGGATATTGTGAATATCTCTAAATTATAAATAGTATATTCTATATATAAAACTAAATCACATAGAATCATATAGATTTATCGAATATCTATGATCAAAGCCGGGATTTTTATCTTAACACAGAATACAATTGAGAGGAAGATATATTTGAAAACCAGTCTATATTTCCTTTTTAAAAACTTTAACGCGAAATACAAATACCCTGTGATTATACTCCACGAAGGAGACTATGGGGACGACGCGAAGAATGAGATCCTCACAGGAATACGAAGCGATTGCCGAAGTTTAGTAACATTCAAGCAAATAGATGACGATGACTTTTGTATTCCGCAGCATATAGACGTGGAGAAGATGAATCGTATCATTGACCTACATGTGGTTCCCTACTGGCGTAATCAAAGGTATCGTTCAATGTGTAGTTTTTGGTTGAAAAACTTCTACAAGTATACTACAGGGTATGACTATGTGATGCGCATTGACGACGACAGTATCATTGAAGAACCGATTAAATATGATTTATTTGAATTAATGAGAGACAAGGATTATACCTATTTATCAAATATAATCCACTTGGATTGTAGTCTTTGCAATTACGGGATGAAGGACTTCTTTCTTACCCACTATAACGAAGAAGGGAAGCGAGAGAAACTCAAAGAATTATTTATGGATCATAAACTATCCAGTGAAAACGCGTATTTTGATAATTTTAAGAAACTTTACAATGGTCTTCATAATGAAGAATATACGGGTGACTCAGTAGAACTGAGTATGCCTTTTATGTATTACAATAATTTTAATATTATTAATGTGGATACTTGGAATACCCCCGAGATACAAGACATCGTAGAGAAGATCTTTGAACACGGGTATATCTATTATTGTAGATGGGGTGACGCGCCTTTACAGACCATCATTCTATCATTGTATGATAGCAATCGTATCAACAAAGTAAATTTCAAATATAGCAAGAGACTACAACGCGAATCCTTCAAAGACGACGAAGGCGCTTTACACTCTTTTATGCCCAACGATTATGAAAATAATAGTTGTGTATTACAAAATAAAAAGAAGAATGATTGAAAGAGGATTTTTTATCAATCAATTTCAGTTATACTGGTATCATCACGATCACTTGTAGTCCTATCCGTAGCGTCATTTATTTTTACATTTATTACTTCAGTTTCATAGAAGTAATAGAATTGTTTCAGTTGTGTTAGCATTGTCTATAGATTATGATATACGTTATATTTATATAATTATATAATCTTGTATCCTTTTATTTTGAAAAGTGATATATTAATTATTATATTATTATATAATAAAATGAACTTTGATATTGACGCAATTAACAAAGACCCTATGGGATTTATCAAAAAGAACAAGAAGGCGGACATCATCGCCTTGCTTATGAAAGCTGATGACGCGTTTTTCAATAACGATGACGTCATAATCAAAGACGACATCTATGATGTGATTAAAGATTACATGAAAACCAAGTATCCCAAGGACAAATACTTTAAACGCATCGGGGCGGATGTGAAGAACAAGGTAGTCCTTCCGTATTATATGGGTTCGCTCAATAAGATCAAGGATAGTGAAGAAGAAATTGCCAAATATAAGGCAAAGTTTGGTGGGAGAGAGGGGTATTATAGGATTAGTGATAAGTTAGACGGCGTCAGTTGTATGCTTGTATATACGTCTGGGAAAATCAAGATGTATACACGTGGGAACGGCACAGAAGGTCAGGATATATCGCATCTTCTGGGTTATATAAATGACATTCCACCGATACGACACGGAAATGACCTTCAAATATTCGGGCTTTGGGACAATACCGAAATTGCGGTTCGTGGTGAATTGATTATTTCAAAGGAGAATTGGGAAGAACTGGGAAAGATCGGGAAGCAAGGGGCGAACCCTCGTAATACCGTGGCGGGTGCTATCAATAGCGACATCCTCAACAAAGATATATTGACAA